ACCATTTACTGTTTTTGAAATTGTTGGAGTTGTCCGCATGGACACTGGAAGAGCAACAGATATGTTGACAGCGGTTCCCGTGTACATGGAACCCGTCCCAAGGTGAACAGATTGATTCAATGAGGGGGTTCCAAAAACTGTGCAATACCTCTGACACAAAGCCAACTCAGTACCAATAGAACGATAGTCAAAACTTGTGGCTTGTGAACCTACTTCTAGTTGTACTCCTGTGATGTAAAAAGTTGCTCCATTTGTACCGACTACGGATGTTGCTCCTGTGGCTGAATCATAAGCAGAACTAGACCACGCTCCAGCAGTACCGCTATATGTTGAACCAATACCTAAACCAAATTCAACGTTAAGTCCAGCGGCATTATTTGTAGCCCAAGTTCCAGTTGTATCTCCAGCAATAGTAATAGATTTTTGTTCCCAAGTATTTGCAGAAGAAATTGTGTAAGTAAAAGGATAACTTCTTGTGTAATTACTATTTGTTAAAACACCACCAAAAGTTCCCGTTAAAGAACTGCGAACCCAAAATGATAAAGTTACAGTTTTAGCATTGGCTGAACCAAAATTTAAATCAGCAATATTAAAGCCTTCAATAACTTGTCTAACAGAAAAAAAATCTCCTGCACCAATAGAGTATGCTGAACTTGATGTAATTCCTAAATAATTAGTAAATCCCGCTGGCGGAGTTACAGAACCTGCGTTTTGTTGACAAGTAAGTTTTGAAGATTGTGATAATTGAAAAGTCCATCTATCTAAAGTATAATTTCCGCCTGCTGGAGTAACACTAGCACCAGCATTACGCTGGTCAATCACCATCCCACCATTGATAATACGATTCTTAAATCCAAAAGTGTTTGCAGACTTTAATGAATTAGCAACTTGTACATTAGTTCCATCAAAGGTTAAATTAGCACTACCCGCAAAAGCACCCGCATTGTTATATTGAATTTGTGTTGTAGAGCCGCCAGGTGGGCTACCTGCTGTTGTCCACGTACCATCACCCCGAAGATATGTTGAACTAGAAGGTGTCCCTGTAGCGTTAATGCCAGCGACAGCAACGGTTCCAGAAGATGATACGTTATCAGCGAATAGAGATAAATTGCGAGCTTGTGTCATCTTAACTCCACTTGATAATTACGATACCTGATCCACCGTTACCGCCATTAGCCGAAGTTGTTGATCCAGCACCGCTTCCGCCACCGCCACCGCCAGTACCAGCCGTTCCGTTTGCTCCGTTAGTGCTAGAGTTTCCAGAGCCGCCTGTACCACCAGCACCTCCTCCACCAGTGGCAGTTCCACCAGCAGTGCTAACCCAGCCACCTCCGCCTCCACCACCAGCGTAAGTTATAGAAGTTCCTGTAATGGAAGACGCAGTGCCAGCACCGCCAGCACCGCCAGTGCTTCCAGCACCGCTTGTACCAGCCCCACCAGCACCGCCACCGCCACCACCTTGTCCTGTGCTATTAACACCAATACCGCCGTTGTTTCCACCAGTGGTTCCCGTACCTGCGGATGTGTATGGACTGTTACCGCCACCTCCGCCACCAGAACCGCCATTACCTCCACTAGCATATGAACCATTGTATGAAGCGCCTATACCGCCACCAGTAGAAGTTATTCCATTAAATACAGAATTTCCACCAACAGCAGGCGCACCGCCAAAAACAATACCAGCATTGCCGCCAGCACCAACAGTAACTGTGTAAGTAGTTCCAGCAGTCACAGACATTCCTGTAGCGGTCAATAGAGCCCCAGCACCGCCGCCACCTGCTCCACCACCACCGCCACTAAAAATACTGTTACCACCACCAGCGCCACCCGCAACAACTAGGTATTGAACCTGAGTCGCACCAGCGGGGGCTGTCCATGTGCCAGAAGAGAAAAAGACAATTGTGTTTGCACCAAGCAAATTAGTTGGTGTTGTTGGGGCCAATGTATCTGAGGATATAAATTTGTGAACAACATAACCAGCGGAATACGTTACTGTGCCACCAGTGAAGTATTGAATTGATCCTGGATAGCGCACAACAACTATGCCTGAACCACCGCCACCGCACGCCGCAGTAGAGAAAGAAGCGCCCCCTCCTCCACCACCACTATTTGCAGAACCAGATGCCGCAGTCCCAGCATTTGGAGCGCCATTTCCACCGCCACCTGCTCCACCTATACCAGCAGACGTATAACCGCCACCACCCCCACCACCAGCATAAGTGATCACAGTTCCTGTGATTGCAGAAGCGACTCCAGCTCCGCCATTTCCGCCATAAGCAGTGTTAGGAGGAGCGTTTAAACCAGCAGTCCCTGCGCCTCCACCGCCTCCACCATCGCTACCCGCTGATCCTGCATTTGTATAACTCAAACCGCCAGCATTTCCTTGTCCAGATATTCCTGAACCGCCAGAAATAGTAGGATCAGCAGAAGGTGCGCCACCGCCACCGCCAGAGCCACCAGAACCGCCGAGATAAGCTCCACCTAAACCACCGCCCGTAGCAACAATACGACCTGCAAATGATCCAGAACCAGCAGCGTCAAAAACAGAATTAGAACCAGAGGTTGCACCAGAATAACCCCAAGTTTGCCCGCCACCTGCGCCGCCAGCACCTACAGTTACAAAATACGATGTACCAGATGTAAGGCCAGCATATCCAGCAAGTAATCCCCCTGCACCACCGCCACCAATCCTGCCAGTACCACCACCAGCAACAACAAGATACTCAATTGCAGTCGGAGGTGTACCTATCCAAAGACCAGCTTTGACCGCTTGACTTACTTGACTAAGAGTCCACATTCCGCTGAATTGAGCCATGATGTTTACGCCTGATTTGTAGTTTCTGCTAATTCTTTCCAAGTGATTGTAGCTTCATCCCAATCATAACGCTTGCCGTCTGTTGGCATTGGTGTAGGTGCGCCCCAATGACAGGTATCTTCGTTTAAAACCCATGAAGCATGAGGCTTAGGAGGAATAAACGCATCACGTTGGGAATCGTATGTGTAACCAATACCAGCATAGTTTTTACGCAATGGTGTGCCACCTTGCGAATGAACCCCACCAAAGGTGTTGTATGAAGTCTGAACCCAAGACGTTGGATCACCCCAGTGACCAAGGTCAAGAACTTCTTTTTCGATAACAATGACTTGCGTCACTACACCGTTTTCTACTTTTGCAAAATGTGCCATGATTTCTCCTTAAAAGGTAATTGAGCCAGAAGATGTCCAAGTGTAAATTTGATAGCCATCGGCATAACTTACTTGAGGTGAACCTGTTACTAAAGCTGGTGCTGAATTAATTTGTGGGTAACGAATGATTACAATTCCTGAACCTCCACTAGCACCATAATTTGTGTATGAAGAACTGTTAGAACCTCCTGGTGCCCCAGCACCCCCACCAGTATTTGATTTTCCATTTTGCGGGTAATAAATTGCTTGACTCCCACTTGATGCACCTCCGCTATTTCCGCCACCACCAGCTCCTCCTAAAGAAACAGCATTATAATCATAGTCATTAGAGTAAGGATAAGAAACGACTCCTCCAGCACCTCCTCCAGCGTAAAATTGTCGAGTTCCTGTAATGGTAGAACATATTCCAGTTCCGCCATTTCCTCCAAGAGAAAAAGAAATAGACGAAATATAACTATTTCCTGCTGAACCAGCGCCTCCTCCACCTCCACCGCCTGATCCATTTTGATATGAATTTCCACCATTATTTCCTTGACCAGATGTACCTAGGCCAGCACCAGCTTGTAAAGCGTAACTACCTCCACCAGAACCACCATTGCCTCCGTTGCCTGTAGTACCATTTCCACCATAGCCTCCGCCTGTTGCGGTTATAGACCCAAAAACTGAATTGCCACCGTTGTTTCCAATCGCATTAGTTCCTCCAGCGGCTCCGCCAGCGCCAACGGTAACTGTAATAGCAGACCCAGGAGTAACCGCATAACCTATTGCAGTTAAAAGTCCTCCAGCACCACCCCCGCCATTTCCATTGTTGTTGTTATTAATTCCAGAACTTGATCCGCCACCAGCCACGATCAAATATTCAACGGTATCAGGAGCGCCAGCATAAAGATTGAATGCGCGTTGGGTTACAGCAGTATGAGTACCTGAGCCTGAACTGTTTGTAAATGTGATCGCAGAACCACCAAGCGTTGTAGAAAATTGGCAAGTGTTTGTACTTGTGCTGATGACATAGTAATTTGTGTTTATAGACAAACCAGTTGGCAAAGTGCCTGTGGTTGTAAACTGCACAGCCTGACCCACAGAGGGTGTTGCTTGTGTTGAAGCAAAAGTAAAAGTTGGTGAAGTTACAGCCGTGAACGTGCCAATTGCCACGCTGATGTTCTGCCCTGCAATAAAACCACCTAATCTATTACTCATTTTTATTCCTTAAAAGGTGATTGTTCCAGAGGCAAGGAAAGTATAAATTGTATACCCATTTGCTGTAGTTTTTGTTCCAGTGGTTACGGTTATGGCATCAGCATATGCGGTTGGATAGCGAATGATAACAACGCCAGAGCCGCCTGCTCCGCCACTTCCACCAGGTGGGCCGTAGGAACCTGCACCGCCCCCACCGCCTGTATTTGCTGTACCTGCATAACCGTTATAAGTTGAACCGCTATCACCTCCAGCACCGCCACCGCCTACACCTCCAGCACCAGGACTACCGCCATAGGCTTGACCACCACCACCACCACCCGCATATGCGGTTACTGTTCCTGAAAGGGCCGAAGAGATACCAGCGCCGCCATTGCCACAAGAATTGCTAGTGGCGGGGAGACCTTGTGTGCCAGCACCACCACCACCTCCGCCAAAGTAAGCAGCGCCTACATCACGGCCATATCCTCCATCATTCCCTTGCCCAAAAATTCCTCGTCCAGCAAGACCAATAGTGTTTGAAGACGGCCCATTCCATCCACCAGAACCAGAACCACCATCTACACTACTTCTAGTCCCGCCACCAGTAGTTGTGATTGAAGAAAAAATAGAATTTCCTCCAACAGTAGTTGATGCGCCTCCACCACCAACAGTAACTAAAAGTGTTTGACCATTTAATACAGAAAGAACCCCTTGCAGTAAACCACCTGCTCCCGATCCAGAATATGATCCGCCACCGCCACCACCAGCAACAACAAGATACTCCACCATTGGCGTTTTTTGAGCAGGCCAACCACCTTGCTGAACCGCTTGGATAACTTGTTTAAGATTAAATAAACCGTTTGCCATAGAACCTCAGAATGTAATAGTGCCAGAGGCAATAAACTTGTACACACGCCATCCGTTGACAACGTACATTTCAGGAGAACCTGTTGTGCTTGATGCTTGCGCTAAATAAGATGGATAACGGATCACTACGATGCCAGAACCACCGTTGCCACCATAAAGAGGCGAGAAAAGTCCAGATGCAGATCCAGTTCCTCCACCTCCTCCACCATAATTTGCTAAAGCGCTCACACCTGTAGAAAGTTGTGCTCCATTACCTGCGGTAGAAATGGCTATACCGTAAGCATTGACGTTCGCTGCAGCAGTTGTGTAAGCTCCTCCACCGCCTCCACCAGCGTATTGAATGGGGGTTCCAGTAATTAAAGATACTGTTCCAGTACCACCATTACCTCCAAAATTATTTGTTCCAGCAAGGCCAATTGAACCCGAACCGCCCCCACCCGCACCACTATATTGAGGGCCGCCGTTTACTACTGAGTTTGTTCCTCCAGCATATCCTTGACCACTTGGTGATGCAGAACCACCTGCTCCCGCCGCGCCATTGCCTCCACCACCAGAACCACCAGATAAACCATTAACAGCAGAAGAAGAATTACCACCACCGCCTCCTCCCCCTCCTGTAGGGCTAATAGAACCAAAAACAGAAGAAGAACCTGATGTTCCATTTGTAACAGCGGCACCGCCGCTACCTCCAGCGCCTATGGTAACTGTGATAGAAGACCCAGCAGTGACGGAATATCCTGTTGCCGTTAACAAGCCGCCAGCTCCTCCGCCGCCAGAAGGGTAGTTACCAACTGAAATGCCACCGCCACCGCCACCGCCCGCAATAACAAGATACTCCACCGTTAATACAGGTGAATTGATGCCAGTTAAACCAACGGAAAGAGCCCCGCCTGTATATCTTTGAGACATGAAAGTCTCCTATCAGGTAATAGATTCAAATGATGCGATTGCTGTTAAAACACCACCTGTTGTTCCAGATGTTAAACCAATTGATTGATTTTCTGTTAGATAAAAACCAGTGGTCTTGTCCGTAACGATCAACGAAGCATTTGGTGGAATTGAAACAGCAGAAACAATTGGGTAAGCAGTGCCAGACGCAAAAGTCGAGTTGTTTGAAATTGCAACAGTACAAGCAACAGCAGATGATGATGTATTAGTTACAACGAGGTTGTCAATTTTATTGACTGTCGCAGTTGCAGGCGTCAAACCAGTCAGCGAAGTAGCACCTCCAGATGCTCCGTCGCAAGTCCAGTTGGTTGTTGCAGTTGTTCCAGACGAAACAATATAGGCCGTGTTACCTTTAATTACCGTTACATTAACGATATTTGGATTTTGTGATGGGGTTGCCATTTAAATACTCCTAATTAAGAGAAAACTATTGCCATTGCAATTGCCTTGCCTGTTGAAAGACCTGCTGAAGTCGCAATTGATGTCCACCCAGAAGCAGTGTACTGATCAATTTGTCCTGTTGTTGAATTGTAGCCCATCTGCCCCACTGTGGGTGAGCCAGGTCGAGTTGCTGTTGTCCAACTGGGAAGCACAAGTCCATTTGTGCCGTCTACGATAATACTCATTTTTGATCCTTATAAAATGACCCAGCGCTGACCTGCTGGTACAGTTACTGACCCAGTTACAGTCATTGGGCCAACGCTCAAACCATTTTGCCCGCTACTTAAAGAAGTTGCACTTGAAATTGTTGTAGCATTTAGATCAATTGGGCCGCCACCACTTGATGTTGCCCAATAACTATTTGTTCCATTGGAAGTCAAAACTTGACCCGCCGTTCCACCAAGAACACCAGTGGAAACAAGAGTACCTAACGCTATTGCGTTGTAAGCAATGACTTCAACAATATCACCTGTTGTTGCACTTGTACTAAGAACAATTGCGGTTCCGCTAGTGGCTGTGTAATCCGTTGCATTAAGTAAAACACCATTTAAAAAGACCTCAACATACCCTGCCGTATAAGTCACTGTAAATGAAGTTTGACCTGAAGTCGCTGTAAACGCTGTTCTTGTGTATGCACCTGTGGTTGCAGCCGCGTTAATAGTTACAACACCTGTTCCGCCTGTTGGCGATATTGTTACATTTGATCCAGCAGCAATCTGAGATACACCAGCTGTAACGGTTGCCCAAGATGTATTGGTTCCGTCGGTTGTTAAAAATTTACCTGAGTTTGACGTTTGGGTTGGTGCAAGAGCATTGAATGCAGCCGTAGCAGTTGCTTGGCCTGTACCACCTCGATTGATTGCTACAGCCGTTCCATTCCATGTTGCAGAAGTAATAGACCCTGCGTAATCAAATGTATTGGTTGACCAACTAACGTTTGAAGGAGCTTGATTATGCGTGTCCCAAGAACCCGCAGCGGTTGCATTTGACAACAAAAGAACTTCAACAAAACCACCTGATTGAATGGTTGCAATCGTAGTTGATGAATTGTTCTTTACAACAATTGTTCCTGAACTTTGGTTATTGTTGAAGGTATAAATTGCACCATTAGGTAGAGTAGTGGCATCAGGCAACTGATACGTTTGCCCACCAGAACCAGTGACAACCCAGTTATAAACTGAGCTAACAGTTAAAGCAGTCGTAGTTCCAGCAGCAGCAACATTACTAAACCCAGAAAAAAATGTATTTGCCGACGCGTTAACATTAGCGTCTCTAAGAACAACCGAGGTCGCTCCTGAAGTTCCGTAAGAAGTTCCCCATGCTGTACCTGTAGAGTTCGCAATTCCTGCACTAGGATATGTTGCACTAGCCCCAGGAACCCACGCAGTACCGTTCCAAATAATTGCTTGGCCAGTCGTAGGGCTACCCGTCACTTGAACCTTATCAGTATTCAAGTTTGTAAAATTGGTATCTACCTCCGTATTTGTTAGAGGAGAACCTTTACCAGAACGGGTAACAATTGTGCTCATAGATTATGACAAAGTAATTGTCCAAGTAATTGCCATTGTATCGCCAGTATCTTTATTGACAGCAGAAAAAATTGTATGACAAAGCATAGTTCCAGAACTAGATGCGTTAAAAATTCCAGCTTCAGTAATTGCTGTCAAACTTGCTGGGGTTCCTGCTGGAAATGTACCAACATAAACAACGGTGTTTGAACTGGGAGTTGTCGAAGTCAAAGAAACAATAGCTGATTGCGTTTGCAAAGCTGTATCACCTACAGCCGCAGCGGTAGTGCCTGTACCAATCGCCATATGGCTCATAACAGCAGAAGTTGTACCTGCCATCCGAGAAGCAATAAATACTTTTCCAGTTGTAACAACTAGGTTATCAACAGTTTGCTCTTGCTTTACATTACCATTCGGATCAATAACCTGAATATTTAACTTACCCGTTGCATTGATAAAATCTTCAATCATGATGTTTCCTTAAAAAGTTCTGGAATAACCGACGTAATCTTCTGCGAAATACGTGATGTCGCAGTACCCTTGACTAAATAATGTACCAGAATCCGATGTGATTGTGGTGTCATTTAGTTTTTTTCCAAACGAATTTGTTTTGGAATCTGTTGGCATAGCCGAATCATTTAAATTACGAAAAAATGAAATTGTTTTTAGATCACTTGTGCTAATAGTCTCCGCTAATGTTTTTCCAAAAGTTTTTAGATAAACATCTGAAAGCGTTGATGAGTCTCCAACATTTGTTACTTTTGTATTTGCAATAGATGAAGAATCAGTTACTGTAACAGTATCAAACAGTGCTTTACTAAACAAAATTTGTTTGTTTTCGCTAGGGGTAGTTGAATCAGAATATGATCTAACAAACCCAACAACTCTAGTAAAGGTATCGGTTGGGGCAACAGCATTGCTAATTACTTTCGTAAATTGCATGTGTTCTAAATCCCCAATAATCGTGCTATTTAAATCATCATAAGGGTAAACCACATGAGATAGGGATTTAGTAAGATTTTTACTTACAATATCCGATTCTGTTACTGAATCAGTTTGTGCTTTACCAAAACTAACAGTTTTAGTATCTGTTGGAGTGCTTGAATCCGATCTAAATTTTCCAAAGTTAACAGCTTTGGTATCTGATGGAGTACTTGAATCAGCTTGCGCTTTACCAAAACTAATAGTTTTAATATCTAGTGGCGTACTAGAATCTGATCTGGTTTTACCAAAGTTAACAGCTTTGGTATCTGATGGAGTACTTGAATCCGATCTAAATTTTCCAAAGTTAACAGCTTTAACGTCCGTTTGCCCAGTGGAATCCAACAAACGCTTACCAACATTAATTGTTTTCGTATCTACTTGTCCAGTAGAATCCAACAAACGCTTGCCAACATTAATTGTTTTCGTATCCGTTTGGCCAAATGAATCTGCAAACGTAAGAAAACTAACAAAATGACCCGTAATAGCGGCTGCCACTAAAAGCTGATATTGCGTTGACGCATCTAAACTTGGAGACGCCAAAAGAGTTTTTAACGTTACATACGTTAAATCAACATCTAGAGCAATATAGGTGTAGTTATCAGTCATTAGAAAGACGGAGCCAATCTAAATCTTAATGTGTTATAAACGGATTGTGTTCCAACTTTTGGACTTGGAGCTGCCCAAGTAACACTAATCTGGCCTTCATAATCTCCAGGAGGGCCAACCATGGACGCAGCACTCATAGGAAAAACAACTACCCCGCCAACTGCGTTTGTAATAGTTCCCGATATTGTGGCAGTCAAAGTTGTTGCGGCAACTTGCCGAAACTTTAAAACGCAAGTTCCATAAGTTAAATCAACTACAACGCCAGTATTATCATCCGTAATAGTGGCTTGAACTTGTGGATTATTTGCGTCGCCTTGGACGAGTTTAATATAGGATGACATTACCAAATCCTGTTAAAACGAGCCCGCATTGGGGCATTGTTGAAACCATCAGTAGTGTAGCGCAAAGCTTTCTCTCTACCTGATTTAAATCTTAAGTCAGCAAATCTTGCTCCATTTTCATTTGAATACGGTTGGTTAGGCGTAGCCATCAAACGGGCAACTGCACCATCAACGATAACATCCAAAAAACGTTCATAGACTGTGCCATCAATTACTGTAGAGTCACGAGTTGGAATATAAGAAAAACGACCAGTCAACGCTCCAGCAACACTTTCAGCAGGGAAATAAGCTAACGTAATCTGATCTGGATTAAATTGCGTATAGACTTGTGGAGTGCCTTGAAGAGCTTGCCAATTTCGGGTATAAAGTTTTTCCATTTCCGTTTGGCTTTTGCGTTCAAGCTTTCTATTCAAATAGTAAAGCCCCAGCATTTGCCCCATCACATAACCATTAGGCACGTCAACATCATATGTGCTCTGCCCAGCGATTGTGGAAATCGGATCAAGGTTTTGTTGCAAAAACAAAGTGTCCTTACAAAACTCAATGCACGTATTCGTGATCGCAAGCGTAGCTTGCACATCATAGCAGTTCGGCACATGTGGCAGAACAAATGGCAAAAAGTCACTGTAAGGACGAGTATCTAAACTCATTTATTCGATCCTGGTACGTTAGGATTAAATGCCCCCAAAGATTGATTGGGGTTAGTAACATTTTCAGAAGCAACTTTACCTTGCACAATTGCCATGAATTGTTGATAGTAAGCCGCTGCCAAAGTTGTATTGGCTGCGTATTCTGCATCTTTACTATATGCGCGGTAAAGCGTGTAATCCATTAAAGCCGTGACATAAATATCATCAAGGGAAATTACAGAACTCAAAGTTGCATCAGTTGGCGAAGCAACATAAATTAGTTCAACTTGATTTTGCCCTGATGCTGGTTGTGGCGGATAAACATAAAAATGTTTTAGATCCAAAGGAGTATAAGTAAAATGAATTACTTCAGCCGCAGCAGTTGCGCTATGCCAATAGGGTGTTTGCGCATCTAAAATTTCTCTAGAAACCGTTCTAATGGAACGGCCAGGAGTTGTTCCGCCAGTACCAAGATTTCTAACTACATCAACCAAAGACACAGCAGTGGAAGGTAGTGTTTGTTTTGTGCCAGCCACAAGTTGAACAGCAGCGTTGGTAATAAACGCATTAGGTTTATATAAAGCAATTTCTCTCTGGCCATCATTTAACCAAGTCAATAGTTCCGCAGTCGGCCAACGAACATTCGTTACATCTTGCAGAATGGTGGAAACGTTAGTAATGAGGGTACTAGCTAGAATCGTTGCCATACATCAACCTTAAAAGAAAAGTAGCTAAATGTTAACACAGAAAAAGCCCCCGTGGGAGCTTTTCCATAACCTTACATTGCCGCCCAAAGAGTAGCTGTATGGTTCATAAATTTACGACATCCGTTGGCCGCAATAGTCACGCCAGCATTTGCTGAGCCGCCGTTAAGCGCATGACCAGTTGGAGGATAAACAGTAATCGTAACAGCAGTTTCATTAATCACGTACAACTGCGAAGCCAAGGGAAATGTGGAAGGAAGAATAACTCCCGTAGCACTTCCGCCAGTTGCGCTAGTAACGCGGTTAAAACAACCAGGAAGAAGAGTAGCTGTACCAGCAGTAGTTCCTGCCGCTGCAACTAATTCATTGCCCCCGATTAAACACCCAAATGACATTGAATTAGACATTTGATTAAGCTCCTAAAGCGGAACCCCATTGATTTGCAGCGTATTGAATATACGTAGCCGTATCATTTGCCGAAAGAGCTTTAGAGGCATTTGCTGAACCGCCGTTAATTGCTCCACCACTAGCAGGGAAAATCACACCAGCAACAGCACTTGTGTTAACAATAAACAAAGGTGAGCCGATAGGATAGCCTGTTGGAAGTAAAAAAGCTGTTTGCCCAGAAGCTGCGGTAACTACATTAACCGCGCCAATAAGAGGAGCAGCGCCAGATTGTGCAGTGCCAGTACCTGTAACGTACTCAACTCCGCCAACGGTCATGCTCAATTGCATACTCGATAATGACATAATAATCTCCAAAAATAAAAGAAAACCCCCCGAAGGGGGTTGGGGTTTAGTTCTTAATGACAGCCATTGCAAGAGCTGTTGGCTTTACGTTCTTACGACCGTAAACTACAAGACCACGGACTAATACGCCGAAATCATTGGGGTTAGGAATAGACTCAACTTTATTAATCTGTGATGCAAATGTCAAAGCAGACTTGTGACCAGCAAAAATAACGTGACGCTTGGGAGTGCCAGAAGCAGAATTACCAAAGTAATCATAGGTTGCGGCAGCTTTGGGCAACAAGTTAGACACATAAATGTCGAAACGATCAATGCGACCAATCTTGCCGTTACGGAGGATAGACTCGGAGTCACCAGTAACATAGGCTTGAGCAAGTTTAGAAGACATCAATGCTTGACGTTCAGTAGGAGTGATAATCAAATAACGATCAGTC